CAGTAATCTGAGAAATTAAATACGTGCCGTTACGCAGAAGGATCGTTTTGATTTCCATCTTCATTCTCCTCAATTTCAATTTGATGTTTTGAACAATAATCTCTCATAATATTTTCATGAGGGTCATAAATTGTGACTACCCAATCTGCTGGGATAATAAATTCTCTTTGAGATGATAGTGGTGCCCAATGAGAATATGTAACCTGGAATTTAGTTTCAGGTTTTTGCTCTTCACCTTCTACTACAATCTCATCAGATTCTGCAGTAGTAAGATTCATCCTATATGGATTTGTCATATGATATGCAATGATACCATCTTCAGATTTGTTAAGAATCTCTTTGGCGTCAGAAATTACATCTTCACCGGATTTTAACAGAATAACTTTTACAGTCATAGTGATAGTGTTGTGTCTTCTAAATGTCTAATGTGGTCTGAAAGTTTATCAAGGTATCCACGATTGCGTAACTCTTTGAACACTAGGTTCTCAAGGGCAAACTCTCCACCTTGTTGAATGGCAGACGCTCTCATATTACGAATATGCTTCTGAAGTTTTTTTAGGACATCAGTATCATCGGCTTCGTTTTCAATGAGATCGTCGATCCTCTCCATCATATCACGAACCTTGCGTAAAAGCAAGGGGTCTGATAGATCAACCTGCACAGGTCTTGGTTCCATGATCCATTGATCATTAGTTACCGAGTATACTCCTTGATTTGCAGGCAAGGGATCACTCTCATCCTGAGCATACAATTCTACTGGATGAGAGTAAATCTTAATGTCATGAACTAATGCCCACAACTTTTTTTTGTCTCTCAGATAATCATCTAAGAGATCTGGACAGTCAGCAATCTGACTCTTGTCTACTACTATATGAAGATCTAAATCTGAAAATCTAGTGTAGTTAAAGTTAGCGTTACCACCAACTAAAATAATATCTTTAATTGCTTCGGACGGAATTTTAGCAAACTCCGCCCACTTCATACCAATCTGCATCAACTTTTGTTTGACTTCATCTCTTAGAGAACCACCTTCCCAAAATTTAATGTTCAATTTATTGTGGTACATCAGGGTTAACCTGAGTGTCTGAAAAGTTTTCACTATCCGAATATCACGTCGTTGATGTGATTATTTATTTGATATCATAAACCTTCCTTTTTTGATGGTCTGGTACAATTTTAATTAACTCAATAGTTAACATACCATTATCAAAGTTAACTTCACCAACTTCTACATCATCTGATAGGTTAAAACTTTTAACAAAAGTTCTAGTTGAAATGCCACGATGTATATAATCTTCAGGATTTTTAGTTTTTGCTGCTATAGATCTAACAATCAAAACATTAGTTTCAGTTGTGATCTCAATAAGATCCTTTGACCAACCAGCAAGTGCTAGTTCAATTCTCCATTTGGTTTCAGTTTCCTTTACCAAATTATATGGTGGATAAGCATCTGCACCTAATCCAAACGAATGTAATCGATAGAATAGATCATCATAACCTACACTGTATCTTTCAGCAGCATCTACGATGGCACTCATATCCTTTGTACCGAACTTTTTAAGTCCTGTCATTCTGGTAGCTCCTTTATAAGCGAGTTTGTGTTTTATGGACCCCGAAGGCATCCTTATTATATATGAAGAAATACAAAAAAACTGTTACAGCAAATACCGTAACAGTTACGAGGGTTTCCGACTTTTGTAGAGACCGCACGAAGGTCTCATCACTATTTATGATATATATTATAATAATATTCAGAGTTATTTAACAATTCTCAGAAACCTCTCAGTCAGCAGTCATTAAATACACTACCAACAGTAGAACCGAGACTGGACCCTGCCTTCTGTCCTAAAAGCAATGCCCATCCACCTGCCAACCAACCCACGTAGGGGATGCTAGCAAGGGCAGGAACAGCGATTTGAACGTAAAGATAAGCACCACCCCCTAAGACAGATAAAGAAACTAAACCAGATAATAACGCGACACCATTAATCATTTTTTGCATCTTTCTTCTCCAGTGTAGGTGCTTGCTTCGATTCTTCCTTCTTCTTAGAAGGCATGACACCAAACGTAGCTAACGTCCCAGTAAAGACGCTGGCAATAAAAGTTGGATCAATATTTTTCTGAGGAATCCCAGGAACAGTTACATAATTAAGGGTCAGAATTGCTGCTGACCATCCAAGAATAATAACTCTCACTAGGGTCGAAACCCCTTCATCAGCCCACTCAAATTTGTTTTCTTTTTTGGATTCCTTTTTAACCTGAATATTTTCAGACATTAAAAAAGGAGCATGGCTCCTTTATTTATATTATGATGCTGCTGCAGGAGCAGTTTTCTTTTTTCCGATGTTGTACTTTGATTCCAATTCCCATTCTCCTTTCTCTTTATATGAAAGGACTTTGATTTGATTAAGTGGTGCGATATCAAGGATCTCATCAACTTTGACAATTGAAATTAAACCCCAATCAGCAAGAAGTTGTGAAATTCTATTGCGACGTTGAACATCATTCAATGTAAGGTTTGCTGTCTTACCATCTAGAGCAAACAGTTCCTTAAAGTGTACAATATAATACTTACCCTGTTTATGCAGAATATGACAGGATTGATATAACTTCTTTTCTTTTCTTGAGGCAACACCAATTCTAGAAAGAGTTTCCCTTACCTTAAGAAAGTCATCTGGTTGGGCGAGTTTTACCTCTACCATACTTTCACGTGTCCATTGCACTTCGGCAACTTGAGACATTATGCTTTTCCTCCACGATTTAATTTCAATTTAATAAACTCAATTTGTTTTTTATTTAGTATCTTTAGAGTTGCCTGTGCTTTCTCGGTACTATAATTATAGTATTCTTTGATACACTCAAGATCATCTAGTTTTACTTTCTTATCCCAGGGCGAGAAACGCTTTCTCTTCCTAACGGTATTTATATAAAAATCGTATTGTAGTTTATTAGGGAGTTGCATATTAAGATTCATCTCATTTGCTAAGAGAATCGTATCATAATGATGTGATAAACATTTAGTAACAACCCAAGATGGGTATTCTTTTTCCCATCCTGGATCGTCATCATCCATCAAATTGTTTTTGGTCTCATTAATCGTCTTTAAGTAATCCGTCAAGGGATGGTTGTACTTGCTCATAATTAGTTAAAAGAAGTTCTTTACGTTTCTTTTGATCACGGGTGTAGGTAGTTGTTGATCTCATAGTGTAAGTAAGATCCCATTCCTGAGCAGTCCACTCAGGAAATCTTTCTTTAACGAACATGTCAGAGTTGTAAGTAATCATACAGATTTGTTTAGAATTATTGCATTGAGCAGCAAACAATTCATGATCAAAACCTTTATGCATTGATCCCCTCTTTCCATAAAGATTATCCTTAATATCGTAAGGAGGATCTAAAAAGACAAATGCATCATCACCATAAAGAAGATCTGAATAATCTCTATTAGTAATAGTCCAACACTGAATAATTTCAGCAATGTATGGAAGTTTGTCTATACCTCTAAAGGTAAAGTTTTGTTGTGATGCTTGCCTACTGAAAGAAGAAGATTCAGTAAGACCACTAAAGGAACATTTGTTTACAACATAGAAATTAAATCCAATCTTGTATTCATTATTCCCTACCAATGCATCTTTTGCATTGTTATATGCTTCTCTATGTGAATCAAAACTCTCACCAAGTTCTGTCTTCAACTCCCGTAGATCATGGGCAAGACGATCTCCCTGGAATTGTAGAGACCGCCAGAAACAATACAAAGGATAGTACAAGTCATTGACCCATACATCAGTTCTAGGACGGGTCTGGGTTACGTGGAGTGCTAATGAACCACCACCTAGGAATGGTTCATGATACTTATCAAACTGTGGGAGATGCTGATCTAAGAATTTGATCGCTCTAGATTTACCTCCAGGATATCGAAGGGGTGTTTTAAATTTTGCCATCAAATAAGATCCGTAAGAAGAATAGTAAGTGCCTTTGCTATTTTTGGTTTTTTCTTTGGAATAATTCCAGAGCAAATCCAAGTAATATCAGAAT